CCTGTTGCCGGTCGGCGGCGCAGCCGTATACCTCGGCGCGCTCTTCGTTATCCCCACAGGTCAAAAGCAGCGCGACCGCGGCCGCGAGCTCTGATTTACCGTTCTTCTTTGGAATCTCGATATACGCCGTATTGAACTGGCGATACCCATTCAGCTTGACTACGCCGAAAAGATCCCGAATGATCCGTTCCTGCCAGTCGATCAGCAGGAAAGGCTTCCCGGCCCACGTTCCCTTGGTATGGGACAGGCATTCGATAAAGTCTACGGCAAAGTCAGCTTTCGTTTTGTCGTAAACCGAGTTTCGTGACATGAAGCGAGTCGGCGTATATTTCCTGAGTTTTCGAATCGACGCCGCCTCCCTCCCAACGAAAAAAGGCCTCCAATATGGAAGCCTCGTAGCAATGTCTATTTTTAACTAATCTTCTGTAGCCTCTGCCGATTCACTGACTGCGGTGCGCAGGACGTCCACATCGAAACCGGCGTCCTTGTACCCTTCCAGAATCTCGCTGTAATAAAAAGCGCTCGGTTTCCCGAGCGAGTGATCACCGGTCAACACATACGCCATGCAGCTGACGAGCTTACCGTCGAGCCGGATTCGGAACTGCCGTTTTTCGAACAGGTAAGGAAATCCCTCGTACCGGTCAAGCGTTGCTTCATCGGCCGGCGTGATTTCCCATACCAGTACCGGAACACTGCGACCCTTCAGAACTTCCACATTCGCCACCGCCGCGGCATGCGGTCCCCGAAACAGCAGCCGGTGATTACGCAGTGTCGACGCGCCAAGCAGCTTTGCCGTCGGGCACCGATGCGCCATTTGCTTACGATTCAAATTACTGCCGTAAGCGATCAGCAAGCGGTTACTCATGGTCATCCTCCTCAATCTTTCGGCATTCGTCCTCGCCGAACGCTACGCCCAGGGAACTACCGCAGTCCCACGCTACGTGGATCGTTCCGTTATGGATAGCTATCCATAACGGAACTTATGAATAGCTGAATATAATGGAAAACGGGGCTTAAAACGCTCCGCAATCTCTCTGATCGATTCGGAATCACTTTCCATAATTTTTTATAATAGAAGTGCGGACGAAATCCGTAAATTACTATTATAGGAGAGTGAATTTATGGAAGCTTTAGACCAAAACATCCCAATTTCGGAACTAATTGCAAAAACCGACGCTTTGATGGTGAGCCTTGACTACAAACCATCAGTTATGAGACATTTCCGACAAGCATGGAGCGCGCTAAAAAATTACGCACTTAGGCGCGGCGAAAACTGCTTGACCGCTGAACTTGGGTTCTCGTTGCTGAGAGAGCACTACCATATTGAGCCATATGACCGGAAACTGAGTACATTTAAATCCATCACACGGCGCGCCGTTATGCTACTGCTGGAATATCAAATATCCGGCGGGATTGCAAAACGAAATCTAATGCGAGATCACTCATTCCCGGAAGGATTTACTGAAGCTGGGTCAGGCTATATACAATACCTTGCCAGCAAGCTTAGTTTAAGCGAAGGTACGATTCGTAACCATCGCAAGGCGCTTGAATATGCTTTTAATTATCTCAAGGTAAATGACGTACCCAGTATTAGTGACGTAACGATTACACACATCAACCAGTACCTAAAAACTTTTGCTGGGTGTACAAAGAGCTACATATCAGCTCAAGTGTACATTCTGAATCGATTCTTTGCTTATGCGCTTCACCAGGGCTACACCGCAATATCGTTTTCTTTTCCCGAGGTGTCAGTCTATCAGGATCGTAAAGTGCCGGAATACTACACGCCCGATGAGATAAAAAGGCTTCTTGCCGCCGTGGATCGTGCAAACCCGCGCGGAAAACGTGATTACGCTATGATCTTGATCGGTGTGCGGTATGGTTTGCGGATCTGTGATATCAAAGCGCTTGAACTGCGGCATATAGACTTCGTCAACAACATAATAAGCATTACGCAACTTAAAACCGGCAAACCTCTGACTCTCGACTTACTGCCCGATGTAGGATGGGCAATCATCGACTATGTCAAGAACGGCAGACCAAAGTCAGATGCGTTGCCGATATTTATTCGGCATGTGCCTCCTTACACATCATTTGTTTGGACAGATAATGTTGCGCACATCATCGGGCGATATGCCACCGCAGCGGGGATTACGACGCAGGCTCCCAAGAAAAGTGGTTTCCATATGTTGCGGTATGCACTCGCAAGCGAACTTCTACAGAAGGATGTATCACTAACCATAATCTCCGGGATCCTCGGACATTCAGAGCTGAATGTCACGACTTCGTACACGAAAATTGACGTTCCGCAGTTGAGCACCTGCGCGTTAGAGGTGCCGCGATGATTTACCGCAAACCTACGTTTGAGTTCAGCAGCGTGTTCGCACCAAATATTCGTGAATATATTGAACTGAGGGAGTCACTCGGTGCGCAGTTTCGCGTTCAATCCGGGGTATTACGTCAGTTTGACCGTTACTGTATATCGGTTGATGTCCAAGAACCAATCCTAAACGAAAAGCTGATTACAAATTGGTTGCATTTGACGCAAGGCGACGCGCCATCCACGCGACGCAGCAGAATTACTACGCTCAAACTATTTTCGGATTACCTCGCTTCAGTCGGATGCTTAGTTTCATGGGTACCGCATCCAGGCTACGGATCATGTAAAGAACGATACATCCCTTATATATACAGCGAAGATGAGATCCAGCGAATTCTCACAATTGCAGAAAATCTACCGCAGCCTCAGGGCCGATCAATGTTTCATTTGGTATTTCCCACCGTATTGAAAGTGATGTATTGTTGCGGTCTGCGCGTTTCGGAAACGCTGATGCTCCGGGTAAAGGATGTTGATCTCAACGACGGATCCATTTTTGTTAATCGCTCAAAATTCGAAAACAGTCGTCGGTTACCGGTTTCGAAGTCATTACTTTACGACCTTCGAGCATATCACGACGCAAACCGTGAACTAATCGGAGTGGATGAGGAATCGTTCTTCTTTCCGAACGCCAACGGCGAGCGATATAGCCAGCGGACAGTGTATGATAAGTTTCGCACAGTACTTTGGAGTTGTGAAATACCACATCAAGGACGAGGTAAAGGCCCCAGAGTTCACGATCTACGTCATACCTTTGCAGTTCGCTCATTGCAGCAGAGCATTATGGCCGGCAAAGACCTTTACGTTTTTTTGCCGATTCTGATGTCGTATCTCGGGCATATCAAGTTGTCCTCCACTGAGTATTATCTGCGCTTGACGGCCGAGATGTTTCCTGATTTTCTTCGCCGGTCTGACACGGTATGCGCCGCCGCTATTCCGGAGGTGTGTGAATATGACTGATAAAGCGATATTCTCGTATATAGTATCGCGTTTCTTCAGGATATATCTTCCGGGTGAACGTGGATTTTCAGAAAACACCATTGCGTCGTACAGAGATACATTTAAACAGTTTTTCAACTATTACAGCGACGTTTATGGTATACCGCCGGAAAAGCTTAAGGTCAGTGATTTTCCAGTGTTGTTGTGACTGGATTTCTAACGAAACTTGAAGCTGATGGCAAGTCTGTATCGACACGAAACCAGAGGCTAGCTGCGTTGAAATCATTCTTCAATTTCGTAAAGTTCGCATATCCTGAATACCTCGAAAATGCTAGCTCAATTTTGGCGATACATCTGAAAAAGCAACAGGAGCCAACTATTTGCTACATGAGCGTAGAGGGAGTGGCCTGCCTGCTGCGGCAACCAGACGTACGAACAAGAGCGGGCTACCGTGATATGCTAATCCTAACGCTTTTGTATGACAGTGGCGCAAGAGTTAGCGAAATTATAAACATCCACATCGGTGACATCCGAGTCCAGACCCCCGCAACGGTGATTCTGCATGGTAAGGGCTCAAAAGACAGAATTATACCGCTGTCAGAAAAAACCGTTGCATTGATCAAGTTTTATCTGGATTCAGAAAAGCTCAGCAGACCAGAATGCCGTAATAAGTTGCTGTTCGTAAATCACAGCGGAGAACAACTGACGCGAGCCGGCGCGGCGTATATACTTCGCAAGTATACCGACGCGGCTCGTGTCGCAGAACCGACTTTAATTCCAGATAAGTTTTCACCGCATTGTATGCGGCACTCGAAGGCAATGCACCTGTTACAAGCCGGAGTCGCTCTGATATACATTCGTGATTTTCTTGGTCACAACAGCATTACGACAACTGAGGTATATGCAAAAGCCGACAGCAAAACCAAACGAATTGCGCTTGATATGGCATATTCTGATTTGCATATTTCTGACCCGACGTTGACCGCTTCATGGAATGACGATGCTTCGCTAATGCGGTTTTTAGAAAATCTGTGCACAAAATGATGTTCGGTTATGGAAAGCGGCACGATGATAATCCTTTGAAATATAGGGATTGCACCGTCCCGCTTTCCATTATATTCAGCTATTCATAAGTTCCGACATCGTCGACACAGGTCACCGTTCCGCGGTCGCCTCGCTGAAGTTTCGTGTACGGGTCGCGCATGCGGATCAGCATAACGCGTGTCCCTGGGCGGTAATATTCTTTCATCTGCTTCAGCAGATCAGGATGAATTCCGTTCATGCGTCCGCCTCCGTTTTCCGTGCGTCTTTGAACGCTGAATTGCCGGAAAGGTTCTTCAGCAGAATCTTCCGCGGCTCCTTGTACTCCGCGCCGATGAATCCGAGCCGCAGCAGGAAGCAACGGAACGCGTATTTTTCGTTCTCCACCGGCTGTTCGGTGGCGGTTACGCGCTTTTGCGCTTTCGACATTTCGCAGAGTTTCTCTATGAGCTGATAATAGGCGGTCATCTCCGTCTGGTCGCCGGTCGGTTGGAACCACCCGAATTCGATCCGATCCGTGTGCTCCGTGATCGGCAGGCTGTCTGTACCGAGCGCTTTCTTTAGTAGCGTAGCTTTGCTCGCTACCAGCCGCCGCAGGTTTTCCAAGGCGGCCGACGTCATACCGTCCTTCGGCATCTCAATCGCCAAACGGTCCGGATCGTCCGGTGTTGTTGCTATGGTATTTTCCTGCTTTTCCGCCGGTTCGCCAATACGCTCACCGATGAATCCGTCGTGTTCCAGTTCGTGGATCAGCATTTCGATCTGCGCCGGATCCGCATCATCCGGGCAGTTCAGCGTCCCATGCCGGTCGATGGTATATGGCCCGACGGTGAACGCGAAGCTCGGTGGTCCCATATACTTGGGCGCGTCCTGTAAAATTTCACGCATGGCAGCCAGAAGAGCTTTGCGCTCGCTGCCTTCCAAATGGTACTTGATCTGCATCCTATGTCTACCTCCTTCAATTTCGGTAGTACATATATGTCTCTGATCAGTGTAAATATCAAGCTATATCTGCGATTTCAGCAATCTTTTTATACGGCATTTGCTCGCCGTTTCGGATCAAGTAAATGTCGTCAGCACACGCAGCTTGATCTTTGTACCTCCGAACAATCACGTCGCAGAACCTCTCGTCCAGCTCGATTATAAAACAGGTCCGATCCGTCTGTTCGCAGGCAATCAGGGTACTGCCGCTGCCACCAAATGGATCCAGTATGATGCAGTTTGCCATGCTGGAATTCAGGATCGTGTACGCGAGCAACTCCACGGGTTTCATGGTCGGGTGGTCGGGATTGTTTTTCGGTTTGTCGAACTCCCAGATCGTCGTCTGCTTCCGGTCGGCGTACCATTCATGCTTGCCCTTTTTCTTCCAGCCGAAAAGGATCGGTTCGTGCCGCCACTGGTAAGGACTGCGCCCGAGTACGAGCGACTGCTTCTTCCAAATACACGTACCGGACAGATAGAACCCTGCATCCGAGAACGCCCTGCGAAAGTTCAGACCCTCCGTATCCGCGTGGAACACATAGATCGACGCGTCGGAGGCCATGCAGTCTTCCATATTTTGAAACGAAGCCAGCAGGAAATCATAGAACGCAGAGTCCGTCATATTGTCGTTCTTGATCTTGCCTGCGCTGCCCTCGTAGTTCACATTGTAAGGGGGGTCGGTGACCACAAGGTTTGCCTGGCGGTCGTCCATGAGCAAGTCGAACACATCTTTTTTTGTACTGTCGCCACAGATAAGCCGGTGCTTTCCAAGCAGCCACAGGTCACCGGGCTTCGTAATCGCCGGTTCTTTCAGCGCAGCATCGACATCGAAATCATCGTCGTGAACACCGTCACGCTGCGCGTCCTTGAACAGCGCGTCGAGCTCCGGCGCATCGAAGCCTGTCAGAGATACGTTAAAATCCGCGCCTTGCAGGTCCGCGATTAGGAGAGAAAGCTTTTCTTTGTCCCATTCGCCGCTGATCTTGTTCAGCGCGACGTTGAGCGCTTTTTCTTTTTCTTCGCTCATCTCAACGACCACGCACTCGACCTCGGTCACGCCGGTATCGATCAGGACCTTCAGGCGCTGATGGCCGCCGACGACGTGGCCGGTGGTTCTGTTCCAGATGACCGGCTCCACATACCCGAATTCCGTGATCGAGCGCTTCAGCTTCTCGTATTCCGGGTCGCCGGGCTTCAGGTCCTTGCGCGGGTTATATTCCGCCGGCGCGAGTTTTGCCACCGGCAGTGTTTGAATGTCCATGCTGATACCCTTTCTTCACGATTCTGTGCAGCCCCGCCTTTGCCGCCGGGAGATTCCCTGCCAGCGCCTGGCCGCGCAGCGTTTTTCGCTGCTGGCTGGTTAGGTTGTGATACCGGAGGGAACGGATGAATTCCTGTATTTCGTCCATGGGTCATCCGCCTCTCCGCGCCGTCAGCAACCGCTCCATTACATCGTCCTGCGGCGTTTCGCCGGTATATCCGGTCGCGCAGTTTTCCTTTACGATCTGGTAGATTTCATACCAGAGCCGGTTCGTCTGGCTCATATACGTCTGGCTCATAGCCACATACGGCGACTGGATCGCGTTGCCGGTCGTTGGATGCCTTGCCAAGAATCCGTACTCCGAAATTGCCGTTTCGCACTGGATCCAGCGCGCGGCGCTCATGGCATATCGTTCGAGTACCTGCGGGGAAACCAAAGCTGCGCAGCTGCGCTCGTTCAGCCAAGCCCACGTCCGTTCGTAAATCTCCGAAGCAATGAGCGGCTTGCCGTCCTTCTGCACCGCCGACAACATTTCACGCGGCAGCGGCATGGGTTGTCCCTGTAGATTCGCAGACGTCTTGAACTCGATTACCTGTAGTTGCCGCTTTCCGGGGTTGCCCTCGAGCACTTTATCCGCAAGCGGTTTTTTCTTCTTGCCGGCACCGGGCCGTGCACCCCCATGACCGTTTGCCATATCCGTTTCCTCCCCAAAATAATAAGAGGGCTATTCACCCTCTTGAAATCGCGAAAGTTTGTACGTGACCCGACCGCGTTGTCCGAAAATT